TCTCACGCTTCCAGTCGGCTTCCTGCCGGTTTATCTCTTCTTTCCGGGCGTTATAGTCATATTCGATTTGCGCCAGTTTCTTTTCGGTACCGGCTTGCATGCGGTCTATCTCTTCCTTCCGGTTTTCAGCCTGTAGGGCGGCAAGATCCTGCGCCAGCCTGCGCTCTGTGGCAAGCCGTTGCTTGGCTTCTGATTTTTGGTCTGTTCCCGGTTGTTTAGGGTCGATATGCCCGCCGATATTTCCTTTTTTGGCTGCTTCTGCCGCTTTTTTTGCCTCTTCCCTGGCTTTTGCCAAATAAGCTTCACGCTTCGCCTCTGCCTCCTTGATTTTCGCATTTTTGTTAGCCTCATTCTCCTTGTCCACTTCCTCATCCATTTCTTGTGGGGTAAGCCCGACACGATGGGCTCCCATTTTGGCCATAAAGCGGAAAAATCCGCCATGTGCACCTTCCACTTCGTCCGGATTCTGGGCTTTGGTTTTATTCACCTCCTCATCCGCTTCTGCGGCTTTGTTTACCAGACTCTGTACATTGGCCTGATGAAGCAATACCTGTACATAGTCCTCGCTCTTTTGGATAAGGGTATCATACCACTCGGAAAGTGTTTTATAATACCCGAAAGATTCCCCATACTTGCGGTTCAGTTCCTCCACCTTAGCCTTTTCCTGTTCCTTGCTGCCGGTGAAGTTCTTTATTTCATCGATAACTGATTTGAGCTCGAAACGGGTACGCACCATCTGGGCACGGCCGCTCTTTTCTATCTCGGTCATTTCCTTCAGCGAGATGTTGAATTCGTCCACCCCCTTTTTGGCACTGAACAAATCCTTCGTCCATTCCCAGATTTCGTCACCGTACATCACAAGCAGCATGATGCCGGTGGTGAGAGCCGTCTGCCAGGAAAAGAGGGAGGAGAGTACCTGTTTCCATACCGGCGTGCCTTTCTTGCCTGACTTTTGCAACTCGTCGTATTCTTTCCGGGCACGGGCAAGTTCGTCCGTAAAAATCGGTAGGTTGTTGGATATGGCCAGGAAGAACATCTGCGGTCCCATGGCCAACGATGGCATTTCACGCGCCATCTGCTGGATACTGTTGTGAAGCCCGTTGAACTGCCGCTGTGCATTGGGAATATCCGGAGGCGTAACCTGTACGGATTCAGACTCCTCCTGCAACTGCTTCAACTTGCCGCGCAATTCCTCAAGCTGCTTCTCCAACGCATGGATCTGCGCGATATTGGCACTCTGGTCCAGATTGGGGGAAGCCGTCTCACCGGCAAGGCGCAGCCTTTCCAGCTCCGCCTCCAGCAGACTCACGGTATTACGAAGTTCCAGCGCCTCACGTCCGGCCTTGTCCATGCCGGGGGTAAGGTTGTCCTTCATCAAAAATTCAATCTCTACAGGTTTGCTCATTTCAATCGGCTTTGAAAAAATCCTACTATATCACCCGCTTCCTCTTCCACGCTCCTTCCCGCACCGGAAGTGCCGGTACCGCCCGAGGTACCCGACTTCTTGCGCTTGTAGCGGGGTGCGTCAGAAAGCATCATAATCAACGTCTGGTAATTCACACCGTCCAGGATGTAGTCCACACTCCAACCGGTCGCGGTCGCTATCTGCCACACGAAGCCGAAGGGGCTATGGGAACCCTCAAAACGGGTCTTTAACTCCCCTTCCTTGCACGGCTCAGTCTCAGCTTCGTCGGATTCGCCCGCTCCACTGATCTGATAATACGCATAAAATCCTCTGTCCCCAGCAGGTGCTCGAATGTCCGGAAAGCGGCCATCAGGTAGCGCCATTCCACGAAGTTACGGAGACACCATGCCGTTGGACCGATAAGGAAATGCCGGGACAGATAGCCCCGGCACACCGTATAGGCCAGCAGGCGGCTTACCGATTCCGTGTGTTCCACGACAAAGGCAGCTCCCGCTTCCCGGTCCAGCCGTTCCGGATCCGAAACTTCCACACCCATCTTCAGGTACTCGCGGGTCATCAGAAGCAGCCCGCGCATCCGGGGACGTTTCATTGTGACCCGGAATCGGACCGGTTTCTTTGCCCACGGCAGCCGCCACTCTTTCAGGGGAACGGATATACCCGCATCGAGCAGGGCATCCGCACACTCCTTCTGGATCAGCCTTACCACCTCAACTTCCATACGCTACTCCTTTTCAGTATTGGCACGGGCCGCCTGTGCCGCAACCTGAACCGTCGGCAGCTTATATTGTTTCCACTCATCGGGAACGGCTTCCGTATCGAACACCCCATAAGGCTGGGAACCGTCCTCGGGCATAGCCACTTCCAGAGTACACTCGATTTTCGCAGTTTCAGTAAGTGTCAGCTTGCCGGCAAGGTTGGAAAGAAGCGTGCCGTTCGGTATCAGTACGCTCTGTCCGGACACCAGGGAGAGTTCCCACGGACCGTCCATCAGCACGGCCGATGTAGGAGCAGTCCAGCCCACAGGAGTTTTCTTTTCCGTATCCTCCTTCTTGTAATGAAGGGAGCCCCCAAGCAGTTTATGAAGATTCTCGTAGTTCAGCTGGATGACATTGAACGTGGGGGCGATGCTGCCGTTCGACTGGGGGATAATCAGCACCGGGGTTCCCGGCACCTGCTCCGCGTTTATCTTGGTCGATTCAGGTTTAACCCCGCCCATATCAAACGAACCGGGTTCGATGTAGCCTACCACAAAGTCCTTGTATTTCACGGCACCGAGGCCGTACATAAAATTCTTGTTCATCGTTTTTTCAGTTTCATTGTTAATAACATACCGACAAGCAGGCCGGCAACCATTCCCAGAATAAACACCCGCACCGGGTTCGGAGGGCGTTTTTCCTCCGTTTGAACGTCATTTGAAATTTCGCTCCTGGTCTCGCTGCGGATACGTGTCAGTTCCGACTCATACCACAACACCAGCCGTTGCAAGCTGTCACAGGTGGCCGTCACGACAAGGGTGTCGCCGCGTAGCGCCACACCGGCTCCGGCACGCCCTTCCTTGCCATGGAAAGAGGCATTCGGGGGAAGTGAAAGAAGGTCAACAACCGGTATTTTCAGCTTCATCACTGATTCCGGAATGCCCGCCATCAACAGCCCCGCGGATGCGTTTCTTTGACTGTCCGCGTTTTGGACGGACCGGGTCGACCGGCTCGTCCGATCCAGGGTTCTGGATGTCCCGCAGCTCATAAAGCACAGGACAGTCAGAACGGTACTCGCAATCATTGGCACCGTCAATTGCCTTGCGAAGACGTGCCATTTCCCTTCTTGTCGCATTCAGTTCTTTTTTTAACGGTTCTACAATATTTTCTATCAGGATATGCGTGGCCTTGTCCACGTTGTCGATACGTACCGTCTCGGCGGCGGCGTTCGCTTTCCTGACAGTAGGCCTGATCGTTATCAGGGCAGTCAGGGCGGTAGCAAGACCGCCGCCCAGAACAAGGTTAAGTATCTCACTCAAGTCCATGCACAAATCCTCCCTGAAAAAAATGCCTATTTACCTCCTGCCTTTTTGGCAAACAGGCCGATAATCCACTGTACGAAACCCGTATCGGCAATGCCGTTCGCCACAAGGGAGGACCCGAGGCCGTACAGAAGTGCGATATACCATTCCACATCCGCCACAAAACCCGCGTCAAGCCACCACAGGAGCATCACGGCAACAATACCGGTAAGCCAGCTCACAAGCTGCGTCCAGATACCTGACATCTTGGGAAAAAGTTTCTTGATACCTTCCACCAGAAGGACAATACCGCCGGCAAAGCCGGCAAAGGTCGCGATTATCGCGTCATAATCCGTTTCCGGAGTCAATCTGTCCTGAGCGAAAGCCACGGATACGAATCCGAGCATCAATGCAAAAAAGAATAAAAGTCGTTTCATCTGTCTTTTGGTTTATTGGTTTATACCTATTGATTCAAGCCATTTCTGAACATCGAAACTGGGGCAGGCTTTAGCCGCCAGTTCGTTATGACCCACAATGCGAACATCCGGGAATCTACGGTGGAAGTCCTTCACATACTTATCCAACGCCTTCTTCTGACAAGCCGTGCGAGTGTCTTTCGGAGTCTTTCCGTCTCCGGCCACTCCCCCGGCATATACTATATGACGGCTCACACTGTTGTAACCTGTGGCTCCGTTGGTCACTTCCCAAGGGTCTACCTGCGCATCCTCGTTGTTGTCCACAAGACGCTCCACGCCCCCGTTCAGGTGAAACAGGTCGGTATAGCCCACCTGCTTCCATCCTCTTCCTCCCTGACACACCGGAGAAGTATGCCATTTACGGATGTCCGCCGAAGACACCTCACGCCCCTCCGGAGTGGCCGTGCAGTGAATTACCAGATACTTCAACTTTCCCATGCCTACGCCTCCTGTTTTGCCTGACTGACGGTTATCTTCACGGTCTTGGCCTTGTCGGAGTCCAGCGTCAGGGTGACAGCCCCGCTCTTGTCCTTGCCCGTCGTATTGGCTGCGGCGGAGATACGGATACCGTTATCCGTCGGGGACACAGTAAAGCCCGCAGGGGATGCGCTCACGCTGTACTCGCCGGATGCGGTCACGGCAATATCCTGGCTTCCGCCTTCCGGCTTGATAGTCACCTCCGTCGGATCGGCGGACAATGTCTTCTCCGCAGGCTTGAATACCGGGGACTTGCGGGTATCCAGAACCACGAACTCCTCGCCGAATGCGATATTCGTATCCGCCTTCATCAGAAGCTTGAAAAAATAAAGTTCGCTGGAGTTCATCCACTTGTCGATCTGAATTACCTCCTCGTCATCCTGGAGGTTCACACCGGCGAACAGGTTGCCGTCAGCCGACGGGGAACAGATGGTGGTCACAATCAGGTCATCGGGCCAGGAGTTCAGCGTCTCGATGGTGATGCCTTTGTAACGCTTCTTGTTCAGGTCGGTCTCGCTCGCATTCTTGTATTCGCGTTCGGTCAGTTCGTTGTCATACTTGTCGAAGTCATCGATACTCATCAGGATACGCAGGTTCGGATTCTCACGCAACGCTTTGGGGACAGCTGCACGTACCGCCTTCAGTTTGGCAAGCATACTGGACGTGTCGGAAGGTGCGGACACGACAACAACCTCCGTATCCCTGGCTGCCTGTGTCAGGATGCCGTCAAAAAGGTGGTCGTCATCATCGCCGAACTCACCGTTGATATAATGCCATCCGAGCTCGAACTTCACACTTTTGCTGAGTTCGTCAAGCAGAGTGTTCTGCGCTTCAGGCGGAAGCTCGGAGAACACGAGGTTGCCCTTCGGTTGCCACTTGCGCCAGATATGTTCGAACGCGCGCGGGTTGAAGGTGGTGAACGCCATGAAGTCCTCGGGGTCAAGGGATTTCTCCGAATAGTTGAAATTACCTTTCGAGTCCTCCAGTGTAGGGTTCTCCTTACGTTTCTGCAACATCCTGCCGGTCTTGATACGCGGCAGACTGATTTTCTTCTCCACTCCGGGAATAACCATGATCAGTCCTTTTTCGACAAGGTCATTTCCGGTGGTGGCAAGGGTCAGGATCTTTTCCAGCACCTCGCCGTTGTAATTGGTGTTTCTTACTACTATTGCCATAGTCCGGTTCTATTATTTACGGTTCAACTTTTCCTGAATTTCACGCATGCGCTTGTTCCACGGGCCCTCATTGTCCGGTTCCGTGCGCACATCAGTCATGACCCTGCGTTTGGGAGAGAGCTTCTCCAGGGCCTTTTCACTGTTTTCACGGTCCTTCGCCAGCAGGTTCTCATAAATCGGGCGGGTGGCGGCATCAATACGCCCGTCCTTCTCGGCGGCGTCCAGCAGCTGCTTGCGCGCGGCGGCATCATCCGCCTCCGCTTTGTCCTGGAACACCTTCAGCTCACCCTTAAGGCGGTCGACTTCCGCATTCAGGGAGGGCACTTTGCCGGCTTCCGTCTCCAGAAGCCCGATTTCACGGAGGAAATCATCGTCCGTCGCACAATTCGTGAAGCGAGGACGTTTCTTGAGTTCGTCTAAATTCATGTCATTCTCGTTTTGTGGCTGTTGCAGCCGGTTATTGAATATTTGGAATACCTGTTCGGGAGTACTGTCCTCAGGCACCGGGTCAGCGTCATAAATACCGTCAATAAGCCCAAGCGCCAGCGCTTCATCGGCACGAAGCCAGTGATCCCTGCCGTCAAAATACATCGCGCGGATTTCATCCTTGGCCTTACCCATACGGGTGGCATACATCTCGCAAAGGGTATCCTCAAGCGCCTCGATCTCACGGATGCAGTTCTTCATCTCATCCTTGTTGCCGTAACAGCCGCCCTGAACACTGTGAAGCATCAGACGGGCGTAACGGCTCATCTGCACGGGCTTGCCGCAAAGGGCGATGACGGAGGCCATGCTGGCGGCGATTCCGTCCACGTAAATGGTAATGTCGGCCTTGCTGTTCTTCAAGGCATTGAAAATGGCGATGCCCGAATAAACCTCACCGCCGTTGCTGTTGATGCGCACGTCCACCTTCCCGGTCAGGGCTTCCGCTTCCAGAAGCTCACGGGCGATATCACCGCTGCGCACACCATCGCCATACTCGCCGATGTCACCATAAAGAAGGATGCAGCAGGCATCGGTCCCGGGTATCATATTGAAAAATCTACTCATGTCACTATCGTTTTGGCAGGTCCTTCCCTGCAAAGTTTACGGTGCGAAATTAGGGGGATTAAAAGCCTTTTTCAAACCGCGTTTTCATCATGGAGATTTTAAAGGATTGCCATGACGCTTTAAAATGTCATCATGCGGAGCGTATTTTTTTTCGCTCCTTTTCCTTATCAATTTTGCACGTAAAAAAGGAGGTAATATGGCCGAACTTACAAACGAACAGAAAAAGGCATGGGCGAAAACGCTCTATACCCGAGAGACGCTCACGCAGGCGGAAATAGCCGAGCGTGTGGGGGTCTCACGGGTGACGGTGAACAACTGGATAGGCAAAGGAAACTGGGAGCAGCTGAAGGCTTCCATAACCATCACACGGGAGGAGCAGCTGAAGAACCTGTACCGGCAGCTGGCAGAACTCAACAACGCCATCATGGGAAAACCGGAAGGGGAACGGTTCCCGAACGCCGCGGAAGCGGACACCATTTCCAAGCTGTCGAACGCCATCAAGAAACTGGAAACAGAAGTGGGGCTGGCGGACATCATCTCTGTATTCTCCGACCTGCTCAAATGGGTGCGGACCTACGATTCCACGCAGGCGAAGGAGATCACCCCGCTTCTGGACGCGTTTGTCAAATCAAAATTATCCTGACATGGCAAAAAAAAGACTCACAACACAGGACAGGCTCGCGCTGGACAACTGGAACGAGCTGGTGGCATCCGTGCGAGAACATTCGGACATCAACCCCACGGACACGGAAACGGAAATCAGACAGAGGCGGGAAAGGCTGGAGAAGAACGATGAGGAGTGGTTCAAATACTACTTCGCCATGTATTGCACATGCGAGTCCGCCGCCTTCCACAAGAAAGCCACCGGGCGGATGATGAGGAACAGCCGCTGGTACGAGGTAAGGGCCTGGTCACGCGAGCTGGCGAAATCCGCACGCTCCATGATGGAGATCTCCAAACTGGCACTGACAAAAAAAATACGCAACGTGCTGCTGATCTCCAACTCGGCAGACAATGCGGAAAGGCTACTGCTGCCGTTCATGGCGAACTTCGAAGAGAACCAGCGGATCATACAGGACTACGGACAGCAGAAAAAACCGGGAGCGTGGGAAACCGGGGAATTCACCTGCATGTGCGGGTGCTCCTTCCGCGCCATCGGAGCCGGGCAGTCACCGCGCGGTACGCGTAACAAGAACTTCCGCCCGGACTTCATCCTGGTGGACGATATAGACACCGACGAGGAGTGCCGGAATCCGGAACGGATCAAAACCAAATGGAAATGGCTGGAGGAGGCGCTGATACCGACCATGTCCGTATCGGGAAACTACCGCATCCTGTTCAACGGAAACATCATCGCGCCGGACTGCTGCATCAAAAGGGCCATCGAAAAGGCCACCGAACTGAAAGCGAAAGGAATCGGGCACGTGGATATCATCAACATCCGGGGAAAGGACGGGCTGTCCGTATGGCCCGAAAAGAACTCCGAGGAGGATATAGACCTCTTCCTTTCACTGGTGAGCGCGGCGGCGGCACAGAAAGAGTTCTTCAACAACCCGGTAGTGGACGGCGGCGTGTTCGCGGAGATCACCTATGGGAAAGTGCCGGCACTTTCCAGGTTCAAGTTCCTGGTGATATACGGGGACCCCGCACCGGGAGAGAACAAGACGAAAAAAAGTTCCACCAAAACGGTATGCCTGCTCGGGAAACTCGCGGGAAAGCTTTATCTGATAAAAACGTTCCTGGACAGGGGGCTGAACGCGGAATTTGTAGAGTGGTACATCAAGCTGCTGGAGTTCGTGGGCGGGAAAACAACCGTGTACTGTTACATGGAGAACAACAAGTTACAGGATCCTTTTTTCCAGCAGGTATTCCAGCCCATCGTGCGGCGGATACGCAGGGAAAGGAAAATATCACTGTACATCACCGGAGACGAGGAGAAGAAAACCGACAAGGCCACACGTATCGAGGCGAACCTGGAACCGCTCAACCGGGAGGGGAACCTGATACTCAACGAGGCTGAAAAGGACAACCCGCACATGAAACGGATGGCGGAACAGTTCAAGCTGTTCAACCTGCAACTGACCTATCCGGCAGACGGACCCGACTGCGTGGAGGGAGGGAACAGAATTATAGACCGCAAGGCCAGACAGTCGGAAAAGCCCGTCATTGTCACAAGGAAAAGCACGCGGTCGCAAAACAAGTACAGAGTGTAAACTTCAATACCTATCATTATGAGCAAATTTATAGAACTTTCAGACTACGACGCGAGTATACACCGCGAGATTCTGGACGCACTGACAAGAGAGGACGACGCCGTCGTGGAGATATGCGAGGACCGCGCCGTCGCCGAGATGCGCTGCTACCTTTCCAGACGTTACGACTGTGACAAAATATTCACGGCAACCGGTGACAAACGCAACCAGCTTGTCCTGATGATGGCCATCGACATAGCCGTGTACCACATCTTCTGCATACATAACCCGAGGAACCTGTCACCGCTGCGGAAGGAACGCCACGAAAGGGCGGTCGAATGGCTGAAAGCCGTGGCGGCCGAGGAGATATCGGTGGACGGCCTGCCCCTGCTGTCCGAAGATACGAGGGCGGCAAAATCAAATTTCCTTATCAAAAGCAACCGTAAACGTGTAAACCATTGGTAATATGAGCAAAAGAAAGAAAGGGGCCGGAAAGATAACCCAAAGCGGGAACCTGCCGAGGCCCGGGCAGAAAGGACCCGCAACCATCATACTGACACAGCCCAGAAGGTTCGGTATAGACATAGCGGACTACATGCTCGCGGTAAGGGCTTTCGAGAATGTGGACTACTCCAGACGCTTCAGGCTGTACGACCTGTTCAGCGACATACTCATGGATACGCACCTGACAAGTGTCATAGAGAAACGGAAGAATGCCGCACTGGCATCTTCCATAGAATTCCGCAGGAACGGGAAGCCGGACGAGAAGGTGAACAAGCAGATCAGGTCCCCATGGTTCCGGAAGTTCATAGGGGACATCCTGGACGCCAAATTCTGGGGGTTCTCACTCGTGCAGTTCTACCGCAAGGGGGAATGGGTGAACTACGACCTGATACCGCGCAAACACGTCGATCCCGTGCGCAGGCTCATACTGCGACACCAGACGGACACCACCGGGACGTCCTGGGACGAGTACCCGGACCTGTTGTTCATCGGTTCACCCGACGATCCCGGGCTGCTGGTGAAAGCAGCCATCTGGGTGATATACAAACGTAACGACGTGGCGGACTGGGCACAGTTCGCGGAAGTGTTCGGAGCGCCCATCAGGGAGTACACGTATCCCACGGATGATGACGAGGCGCGGCAGAAGGCGCTGAACGACGCGGACAGCACCGGAAGCCTGTCGGTTTTCGTGCACGCGGAGGATACGGCGCTCAAGCTCGTGGAAGCCGCGAACAAGACAGGGAGCGCGGACCTCTACGACAAGCTCTGCGAGCGCTGCAACAACGAAATCTCAAAGCTGTTCCTCGGAAACACGCTCACCACCGAAGCATCCGACAAGGGCACACAGGCATTGGGAACAGTACACAAGGACGTGGAGGAGAAAGTGACGCTCTCCGACAGGCAGGACATCCTCGACGTGCTCAACTATGACATGGCCGACATATTCGCAATGCTCGGAATAGACACCACAGGCGGGGAGTTCTGCTATCCGGAAAAGAAGCTTATCGAACCGGAGAAAAAGATGTCCATCCTCACACAACTGCGCACGAACTTCAACCTGCCGGTGGGGGACGACTACCTCTACGAGGAATTCGGGATCGAGAAACCGGCAAACTACAACGAACTAAAAAAACGCCAGGAGGAGAAAGCGGCGGAAATCGAGGCAGCGAAGGCCCGAGAGACTGAAAAGACGGAAGAGGATGAACCGGTTCCGAAAGAAGAACCGGAACTGGAAAAGCACGGTAAAGGAACACCCAAAGAAAAGAAAAACGCCCTTAAAAACGCGTACAACTGGCTGAAACGTTTTTTCGGGAAAGCCCCGGGGAGAGACGGGGCAGCTTTAGAATGGTGATGAACGACCTCTACAGAATGGAGGACAAACAGGTGGAAACTTTATTCTCGTTCGATGAAGAGGTACTGAAGAAAGCCCTGAAGAACATCTACAGCAAAGACTTCCACCCCCTGACGGAAATTGAGGGGAACCTGTTCGATGCCACATGGAAAACAATAAACGAAGCGGCGGACAAGGGGTTCGGGACACGGAAGCCCGATGATCCGGATTATGACTTCTACCGGGAAATCCGAATGAACAACGCCGTGTTCGCGGCTTTCAAGGTACACCGGGCACAAAACGACATGGCAGCGCTACTGCTGGACGAAAACGGCAAATTAAGGCCGTTTGAACAGTGGCTGAAACTCGTCATGCCCATAGCGGACCACCAAATGGCAGACTGGATGCGTACAGAATACGACACGGCAGTCATACGGGCGCATCAGGCGGCCGACTGGAGACAGTTCGAGCGGGAGAAGGATATCCTGCCGAACCTCAAATGGATGCCGTCCACATCCGTACACCCGGGAGCGGACCACAGAATATTCTGGGGAACCATACGCCCCGTCGATGATCCGTTCTGGAACGAGCACAGGCCGGGGGACCGGTGGAACTGCAAGTGTACGCTCTCATCAACGGATGAAGCGCCGACAGCAGTACCGGACGAAAACGGGCAGAACAAGGCACATGACGGTCTGGAAAACAATCCGGGAAAAGACGGCAAACTGTTTTC